TTACCGTAAGGGTAAAGGTACTTTTCCAATTAACGAAGATTGTCTTAAGGATGAGTTAAGGGATCATGAGCGTGTTGATTTGGGTAAAACTAGATTATTTAACGTGACTGATTTCTTTGATCAGGTAATAGCTCGACGTTATACAGGTTGGGTGGTTCATTGTTTAAAATTAATGGGCCCTTTGACAGTTTGTAAGGTTGGGCTTTGTCCGAGCAAGCTTGAATGGAGTATTATGAGGAACATGTTTGATCGACGGGTGGTTGCCGGTGATATTAGTGCTAATGACACTACTATTGCAGCTCGACTCGCACTAACTGTTTCTCAATTCTTTTTGATGCTTACTGGATGGGATCCCGGGTCTCCTGAGGGACTTTCTGTACGCTGTATTATGGCAGGGTGTGTTAATGCTCTTCATTTAGCGAATGGCGTTGTTTATCAGGCGGTTATGGGTAACTGTTCTGGTCATTATTTGACAAGTGTTTTTAATACCGTTTGCAATTATGTTATTCATCGACATATTTTTGAGTGGTTGAAACTTGTAAAGAATTGTCCAGAGGCAGTTTTTAAAGATGATGTTAGGCTTGTTTTGTATAGTGATGATAATCAATCGTGTTGTAGATATGATTGGTGGACTATTGCTAATGTTTCACGTGGTTTTAAGATATTGTATGATATGGATTATACAATGCCTGACAAATCAGTTGTTGCTCAAGATTTTCTTGACATTTCTGAGAGTTCGTTTCTTTCGCGTTCTTTTATGGATAGTGATGATACTTTGGCACCTTTGAAGTTGGAATCTATTAATGGAATTCTGCTTTATTGTCGCCCAGGTCCGCTTAATCCTAAAGATAAGGCGTTGGTTATGAATATTGATTGCGCATTTCGTGAGTTAGTTCATCATGGACCCATTATTTATAATGAGTACCGTGATAAAGTTCTTGCGAGAATGCGTTTGGTCAATAAGTCTTGTGAGATTCCTTCATATGAGTTGCAGGAATGTAACAGGCTTGTTTGCCTGTCGGGCTAGTTTTCTGGCCTGTGGAGTAAACCACATATAAATCCGTCGTGGAGACGTAAAATTAAAGGGGTAGTGTTCCTCTCCCTTCGTATAGAGAATGCATGGACGTTGTTTGGAAAGCAACGGATCGCGCTCTAGGTAGAAGTAAAATTCCGACTTTTGAAGTATGGCTTTCGTGATCTTGTAAGTCATGCATATTCTCCTAGATTAGTTTAGAAATGTTTAATAATGATTCCGTGCCTTTAGATACCGGCATTGCTGAGTTTGTTTCGCAAGAAAACAAAACAGATGGTACCTTAACTGTCGTTCATCGACTTATGCCCTTTCCTGATGAGACACCCATTGCGGTGATGTCTAGGGAAGTTTTTTTGTCGATCGGATGTCTATTCAAATTCTACTGGTATCTCTTATGCGATCAATCCTTTGACTAATATTTTAGCGAATCCTGT